GATCACAATAGGAAAATTCGGAAATACTTCGGAGACCTCGGTTCCAACACTGCGGAACGCTGGAGAGAAGATGATATTATTCTTGCCAATGGGGCTCGGGTTCTTTCTCTTGGTACTGGTCAGAAAGTACGGGGATTGATCAAAGATGACACTCGTGCGAATATTATTGTTCTTGATGACTTCGAATCCGAAATGAATGCCAATACTGCAGAATCTCGTGCTTCCAACCGAAAGTGGATTACGGAAGCTGTGATTCCTTCTCTTTCTCAGCCGGATGGAAGAATAATCGTAATTGGTACCACTATTTCTGAAGATTGTTTCCTTCAGTGGGTGAAGGATGCTCCGGATTGGAAAGTAATCTGGAAATCGATTATTGATGACGATGGGAAGAGTATCTGGGAAGAAATGTATCCGATGGAAAAGATCGAAGAAATCCGACAAGGTTTCGAACACATGGGCAATATTTCTGGATTCTTTCAAGAATATATGAATGAACCCCAAGCTCCAGAAGATGCACCTTTCCGACCGGAATATATTCATACCTATGAGGGAAAGATTGAAGAAGTAAACGGAGAATGGTATATTGACTATTTGGGAGAAAAACGATTAGTGTATCTGTTCATGGGTATTGACTTGGCTTCGGCTCTTTCTCGGCATAGTGACTATACTGTGATGACCACCATTGGTATTGATGCCGATGGATACCAATTTGTTGTAGATATGGTAAGAAGAAAATGTAATCCTGCAGAGCATCCACAGATGATTATTGACCTCTACAAGAAGTGGCACCATCGTGGTGTATATATTGAGTCGCAATCCTATCAAGAAGCGTGTCGGCAGGCGGTAAGACAGATGATGTTGAAGGAAAATATCTATATTCCTGGAATTGAAAAGAAAATCACACATCGGACGAATAAGTCTCAGCGATTGATTGGTCTCGTACCGATAATGGCTCAGGGAAAACTTATTTTTCGACAAGCCCTCGATATAGAAGCAGAAAGGGAATTCTTGGCATTCCCCAGAGGAAAACATGACGATATACTTGACAGTATTTGGATGGCGTCAAACTTTGGTTTCAGACCTCCGAAAAGAAAAAATAGCAATGTTTCGGAGCAGAATGTTGCGAAGAATGGAGGTCGGTTGAGTTGGATGGTAGTATGAAGAAGAAAGAAGAAGATATCGATGCCGAAGGTATTGCCCGATGCATCGTTTGGACAAATAGAGTGGGAGCTGTGGTGAAAGAGTTGAAAGAACACGGTATCTCTGCCACAGACAACACAGAACTTATTCGCTTCATAATAGAGAAAGCGTTTCCAGGAGAAGAAGAACTCCTTCCTGGAAGCTCTGCAATTGGCTTCATAGGCGAAACGACAGACCTATTTGAAGAAGATGTAATATCTGGGAGAACAAAGTGAAGAAAAAGAAAAATGTATTAAACTCAAAAGATACGGAATATGCCGAAGAAACTCAGGAACTGTTTGCGAAGTTCAGTTCTGGAAATAGAACTATTTGGGCAAATCAGGCAGTCGAGGACAGAGAGTTTCGCTATGGAAAACAATGGTCTGAAGAGGATGTTAAGATACTTGAATCTCGTTCTCAAGCGGCTCTTGTTATCAATCGTATTCATCCTGCAGTAGAGTTGGCAAAAGGTATTCTTACTTCCAATCATCCAACTTTTCGAGTAACTGCTGCAGAAGATTCAGACAATCAAACAGCGGGAGCAATGAATGGACTTATTCAGTATATTTGGAATATTTCGCAAGGAGACAGACAACTCTCCAAAGCAATAGATGATTTTTATGTCACGGGAATGGGCGTTCTACTTGTGTATATCGATCCTTATGCCGATGGTGGAAGAGGTGAAGTGAAATTCAAAGCAATCGATCCTCTTCAAGTATATATTGACCCGAATTCTCAAGATGAATTCTGTAGTGATGCATCTGATATTATCATCAGCCGCACTTACACCAAGGGGCAACTTCAGCGTTTGTACCCATCCTACACTGAAGCAATCGATACGGCAAGTGGAAACAGTTTTCGCAGTGATATGATCAACACTGGGAATAAGGGTGATAATCTTATCGTATTTGCCGGAGTTGAGAATCCGGATCTCTTCGATGGTGAATACATCCGTGGTTATGAGCGTTATACCAAGGTCTGGGTAGAATTGGTTCGAGTATTCGAAAGCTGGAGCAGGGCAGAGTATACTCTTACCCCTGAGAAGTTTGAAGAATACCTCCAGCGCCCAGTTTGGATTATTAACGGAAACATAACTACCGAAGAAGTTCTTGCTCGTCAGGCAGCAGAACGTCTTATGGCAGAGTATGAAAAGGCTCTTGCCCAATATCAGCAACTCATCCAAGTTGCTCAGCAAAATCCAGAATATGCACAAGCCATTGCGGAGCAGGGGATGCAACCCCCTCAACCTCCACAAATTCAGCAAGTCACAATGCTGGAACTTGCGGAGCAAGGATTGATTACTGCGGTAAAGGTGCCTATGCAACGGATTCAGATGGGTTTCGTTGCCGGAGACAAGACCCTTTACCGACGCTTGCTCAATTGTGAAGAGTATCCGATAATCCCGTTGATGAATATGCATACCGGTTCACCATACCCTCTGTCCGATGTCAGGCTGGTGAAAGATATGCAGAAATATATCAACAAGATTCGGTCTCTGATTGTTGCGCATGCGTCCACTTCCACAAACGTGAAAGTACTTGTTCCAAGAGGAACTGATGTGGAAGCCCTAAAAGAACAATGGGCTCAACCCGGAGCAATAATCGAACTTGACTTCACTGAAGGTCAGCCCGTTCCCGTAGCTCCACTACCAATGCCCAATGAACTCTATCAGAATGAGATCATGGCGAAACAGGATATCGACCACGAACTTGGTCTGTTTGAGAACATGATGGGAAGTCCTCAGGCGGCACCAGATACGTATCGTGGAATAATGATGCTCGATGAGTTTGGGCAGAGACGAATCAAAGTAAAGCAAGCTGTTATTGAACAAGCACTTACTCTTCTGGGAAAAGTTATTATTAGCTTCGTTCAAGAATTCTACATTGCGGAGAAGATGATTCGGATATTGCAGCCAAACAACTCTCTCTCTGAATTCGCTATCAATAAGCGTCTCTATGACGATTATGGAAAACAGATAAGCGTAATGAACGATGTAAGCGTAGGAAAGTATGACCTAATGGTTATTCCTGGTTCTACACTTCCAGCCAATCGTTATGCTCAGTTAGAATTCTATAGAGACATGTATCGAGACCAAATCATTGACAGAGTAGAAGTACTTAAGAAAACAGATGTATTTGATATTGAAGGAGTTCTGAGTCGTATTGACACCATTGAACAACTTCAGCAAGCACTACAACAAGCACAAGAAAAAATCAAAGAGCTTGAAGGAGACCTTCAAACTCGAGAACGAGAACTTTTCCATTCACGTCTTGATCAAGCTGTATCAACTGAACGAATGAAGTTGCGTGAAACCGCACTTGAACAGAGGAAGGCGGAAGAACTATACAGTGCAAGATTAAATGATACGCTCAGAAATGCCGGCAATGCCGCTGCCCTGGAAACACAAAGAATGATGGTGGAAGAACAAACTCGTCGAAATTCCCAAAAGGAGGAATAATGCTACAACCACAATATGACATGTTCGGAGTACCCATTGATGACTCTTGGGAAGATGATACAAACTCGGCTTCCTTTGGAACACCCGAAAAAAAGGACGAGAATGCTACGCAGCCCTCGGATAACGATCAGGTTCGTTACCAATATTGGCAGTCGCAGTTTGATCAAGCCCAGAATCAGTACAAAAAGCTTCAGGAAGAGAATGAAGCATTGAAACAACAGCTGAACAGTATTCAGCAGCAACTTGCTAATACTGCTTCACAGCAAACCCAAAACCAAACACAAGAAGAAGACGAAGAATTTCCTGATCCACCGCCTGCACCTGTAAGACCATTTAACTTCAGCCAGGTGGAAGCATATAGTGATCCAAACTCGGATTCTGCAAAGTATATGGCTGCACTCATTGATTACAACACCAGAATGAATCAGTATAATGCACTGAAAAATGAGTGGCTCCAAGCAAAACAGCAGGAACGACTGGAAGCCTTGCAAAGAGAACAGGAAGCGAAAATTGGACAATTGAGAAGTGCCAACGAAGTGAAGACAGCTTTGGATAGCGTGATTAGTACGGTTATGAACAATTATGGAGTAGATTACAACACCGCCATAGACTTTGTTCAGACAATGTCGGACGATAAGTCTGTGACGCTTGATAATCTCTTTCAGCTGTATCAGTTGCAGAAGGCACAGATGCAACAGCAAAGTGGAACAACTCCAGCTCCAACCGTTCCAAGACCTATGTACTCTCCGCCTCCAAATCCAGGAGCTCAGTACAATCCCTATGGAGCAAATGTTCCTTCTCCGGATTTTCTGCAAAGACAGAGAGCGCAAAGCATACCACCCACAATGGGAGTGCATAACGCTCAGTCCGAAGGAGCAACTGACCCAACACTTGAACTTATTCGTCAAGCAATTGCACTGAGCAACAAGAATACTCAATATTGAAAATAGGAGAAATGAAAAATGGCTACTAACTTTTACACAACTTCACAAGGTGGGACTTATACTCAAACTACTGTTCCTCCTGTGAATATAAGTCTCGACAATCTGCGTCGGACTTTCGATCTGAGTGGAGAGATTGCAGAACTGCGACCGCAGGAATCTCCCTTCTTCTCTTATCTTACACGGCTTCGGAAGATTGCAACTCCCGACCCTGTATTCAAAATGATGGAACAACGTCACCAGTGGCAACGGAGAAACTTCTATGTTTCTACTGGAGCAACATTAGCTTATAACAGTGTTAAAGATCTGCGAGTATCTTGTAAGTATGATTCTCGTGGAAAGACCACCACAGAAGCTCAAGCACCTATATTTTTCGTTCAAGGGCAGATAGTGGCAATTGAAAATGTTACCAATGGTTCTAATACTGGAACATTCTACGGAAGAGTTACTTCGGCTACAACTGATAGTGGATTTACCAAAGTTACTATGACTCCATTGTTTATCCTTACTGCAACCAGTAAAGCTGCCATTACCTCCGGAAATGTAGTTTTTCCAGTTAATGCCCGTGGACAAATTGTGGGAACGGCATATCCAGAAGGTTCCGGAGCTCCAGATAGTTGGTATGATTTTCTAAGTCAGACCGAAGGATATGCTCAAATATTCAAAACTGCCTGCCCGATGATGTCTGGTTCTGCAATGGCTACTGAATATCGGGGAAAGAAAAATGAATTCATGCGAATTTGGGATGAAAAACTGCGTGAGCATAAGATGGATATGGAACATGCCTTCCTGTTCGGAGTGGGAAACGTAAATGTAACTACTGGAGCATTAGACGCAGAAACAAACGCCGCTGTAAAAAGATATACTTGGGGAATCCTTCCCTTTGTTTCTCTGTATGGTAATGTTGCTACATTCAGTTATTCCAATAGTGGATATAATAACTTCGTAGACTGGTCAAGAGATATGTTCGCTCCGGAAAATGGAA